TTAGGCACTAAACAACCAATCAAATATTATAAGGGGCCGTCGCAGTGTCAATAAGCCGATGGAATCTATGGAGGTAATTTATTATGGATAATTTAGAAAACAACGTTGTTGAAACCGGAGCAGTAGAAACTACTCCAACCGAGGATGTAAAAACCTACACCCAAGAAGAGGTATTGGCTCTATTACAAGCCGAAACCGATAAGCGAGTAAATCAAGCACTCGCAAGACAGCAAAAGAAATTTGATAAGCAACTCTCTCTATCAAAATTAGATGGTAGCGAGCGTGAGAAGGCAGAGAAAGATAACCGTATCGCTGAACTTGAAGAGCAGTTGGCTCAGTTCCATATTGAGCGAAATCGTAGTGAATTGAAGAGTGTCTTATCTGCTCGTGGATTATCTGCCGAGTTCGCTGATATTGTAGCTATTGGCGATGATATTGAGGCCGCACAAGCCAACATTGATAAGTTGGATAAGTTATTCAAGGCCGCAGTAAAGGCAGAGGTTGAGAAAAGATTAGGTGGCAACGCTCCCAGAGGTAATGGTGGAGCCGCACCAGAAATTACAAAAGAAACCGCTATGAAAATGAGTATGGCGGAGTTGAGTAGATTAGAGCGTGAAAACCCTGATTTATTCAACAAATTATTCAACTAATATTTGGAGGTAATTTATTATGGCAAATGTTGTATTCAACAATAAAGTTATTGAAGCAAAGGCAAAGGATTTACTAACCACTGCTGTCAATACTCGCTCTATGATGAGCGTTGATAATTCTCTGGCCCAAGAGGCTGGAATGGTAAAAACCATCAATGTCTATACTTACGATGGCACCGCAGAAGAGTTAGCCGCAGGCGAAGGTAATACTAACAGAGGTTCTATCTCTTACGTTGGCACTGATTACACCGTAAAGATGGTTCAGCAGGCTTTTGATTATCAGGATGAGGATTATATGAAAGATAATACCATCGTTGATAATATGTTGAAGGGTGCTAACCAGGTTATGGTAAATAAGATGACAGCCGATTTCGTTGGCGAGTTAGCAAAGGCAACCTTAGAGGCTCCTTGTGCCGCTCTTGGTTATGATGCTATCGTTGATGGTATCGCAAAGTTGAACGTTGAGGATGAGAGCAAGTTGTTCGTTGTCATTCCTAATGCTTGGAAGGCTGAAATCCGCAAGGATGAAGATTATAAGGCCGCTCGTATGGGCGAGGTTATCTATAACGGTTAGGTTGGCACTGTCTGCGGCCTGCCTGTTATCGCTACTAACGCTCTAACTGATGCCGCTTATGTTATGAGCCCAGAAGCAGTAAAGTTATTTATGAAGAAGGATGTTGAGGTTGAGCAGGAAAGAGATGCCGACACCCGCACCAACTCCGTTTATCTACGCACTGCTTACATCGTAGCATTGGTTGATGCTACTAAGATTTGTAAGATTGCCAAGGCTTGATTTTAGCCTGATACATAAGGGGCGATTATTCGCCCCTAACTTACAAAAGGAGGTAAGCCCTAATGATTGAAGAAATCAAGGTAATGTTGGGTGAAGCCGCTACTAATTTTACAGACGCACAAATCGGTTTAGCATTGAAGTTAGCCTTGGCAGAAGTTGAGGCATACTGCGGCCGTGAGCCTGATGCTATTTTAGAGTTGATTGCTGAACGTATCGCAGTTATCAAGTTGAACCGCACCAATACAGAAGGATTGGCGAGCCAAGCATTTAGCGGCGTTAGCGAAAGTTATTTAGAGGGCTATCCCGCAGATATTTTAGCGGTTTTGAACCGTAAAAGAAAGTTCAAAAGTGTATAAGGGAGGTGTAGTTATGATTGCTACTGATATGCGTATTTACAATTACTTCACTCTTGGAGAGAAGGATGAATACGGACAACGCACCATTTCTACTACTCCTACTGGAACCATCAAGATGGCATTGAATATTACTTCTCAACATATCCAAGATAATATTTTATATAAGAACTGCTCTTACGTGGGAATTACTCACGCTAATGTTGATGATACATATATCATTTAGAATGGTAATGAGCGTTTGAAGGTTCTCTACGTAAATAAGCGTGGAAGATATAATTTAGTATATTTAGGTAATATGTAATGGCAGAAATTACTATCAAAGGTTTAGAAGCATTACAAAAAAAGTTTGAGAAGATGGCTAACGGCGAAAATACTCAAAAAGCCTTGTAGAAAGCGTGTGCGTTAGTGGAAGCAGAGGCCAAAAAGAACGCACCAAAAGGAACGGGTGAATTGCGTAGAAGCATAACCAGTAGAGTGGAAGATGATAAGGGTATTGTATATACTCCACTTGAATATGCTCCATATGTTGAATATGGAACTGGTTTATTCGCAGAGAATGGAGGCCGTTAGGATGTTCCCTGGCATTATAAGGATGATAAAGGCGAATGGCATACTACAAGCGGAATGAAGCCTCAACCTTATATGCGGCCCGCACTTGATGATAACAGAGAAGAGATTTTGAGAATTATAATGGAGGCACTTGTAAATGGTTGATTATAACAAAGAACTGGTTAGTGCGTTAGAAAGTGTCCTGCCTACTCATTATGAAATGGCACTAACCGCAGGCGAGGAAGTTCCTTGTATTTCTTATCAGGAACGTAATAACTACGTTTCTACTTCTGGAAATACGATTGGATATAGCAGAATTATTTATACAATATAGATTTGGGCTAACAGTATCAAGTAGATTTAGCAGTATGCTCCATTAGTTGATGATGTTTTGCGGCCTCTTGGCTTCAAAAGAACTTCGGCTAATGAACTACACGATAACAACAGTTCAATGATTTAGAAAATATTCACTTATGAGGCATTAGCCTACGAGAATTACTAATGGAGGTAATAAATATGGCAGTAATTAGTAAAGGTATTACTTTATTCCACGGCGAAGTTGCTCTAACCAACTTATAGGAAATCCCAGAGTTGGGTGGAACCGCCGAGAGCATTGAAATTACTACTCTTGCCGATGCCGCTCATATGTATTGTGATGGCATTTTGAATTATGGCGACAGTTTAGCATTCAAGTTCTTATATGAGAAGGAGCAGTTTGTTGCTCTACACGAAGCAGAAGGCTCCCAGGAGTGGAAGGTTGAGTTGCCTGATGGTGCTACTTGCTCTTTCAGCGGAACCGCATCCGTTGCTCTTGATGGTGTTGGCGTAAATGCCGCACTTACTTACACTTTATCTATCAAGCCCGACAGCGAAATGATTTGGGCCTGATAACCCTAATTAGGGAGTGGTGGAGAGGCTATAACCTCTCTGCCTCTCCATCACTATAATTTTACAAAGAGAGGTATTTATTATGAATTATTTAGATTTTGAGGCAGGTAATAAGGCGTATAAATTACGCTTGAATACTCGTAATATTGTTAGTTTGGAAAAAGCATTGGGTTGTAATCCATTGGCGGTATTTGGTATGCGTGGCGATATTATCCCTACCGTTGAGAAAATGGTGGCAATCCTACACGCATCATTACAGCCATATCATCACGGCATTACAATGAATGATGCTTATGATATCTTTGATGCCTATTTAGCAGACGGCCACGCAATCACTGATTTTATCGTGGTTATCGTTGATATCTATAAGGTATCTGGTATCTTGAAAGAAGAGGAACAAGCCGAAAAAAACTAACTAACGGAGAGCCAGTAAATGGTTCTCCATTTTTTAGTGATTATATATATAAGTGGCTTGATAATGCCCTTGATTTGGGTATTGATGAAAGCCAATTTTGGGATATGACAATCGCAGAATTGTAGCGAGCATTCGCCAGTAGGCAAAGAGTAAGAAAAGCAGAGGCACAGCAAAAAGCAACTTATGATTACATCTTGGCCGATATGATTGGGCGTAGCATTTCCCGCATTTACAATTCCTCTAACAAACTTCCTGATATTGGAGAGGTATATCCTACTCTATTTGATTTACAAGAAATTGAGGACAAGAGAGCCACTAAAAAGGCTGAAATGTCCGCAATTAGATTTAGACAATTCGCAGAAACATACAATAAGAAGTATAAATCAGGAGGTGGCAATGAAAAGTGAATGAAAAGTTAGAAGTAATTATTACGGCTAACCTTGACGAGTTCAAAAAAGCAATGAAAGAAGCCGGGTTATCAGTTGATGAACTTGGTGAAAAAGGCAATGGTGCCAACTCTAAATTGAAATCCGCATTTAGTTCTATCGGTTCAGCGGCCGCCAAGTGCGGTAAAGCCGTAGCAACTGGCTTGGCCGTTGGTATCACTGCGTTAGCAGGATTAGTGGCTAAATCAGTTCAGGCCGCCGGAGAATTAGAGCAGAATATGGGCGGTAGTGAAGCCGTGTTCGGTGAGTTCGCTGGCACTGTGTAGGGCTATGCGAAAGAGGCTTATGCGGCCTGCGGCTTGGCTACGAGTGAATATTTAGCAACCGCAAATAAGATGGGAGCATTACTACAAGGCAATGGATTTACTATTGAAGAGAGTATGAACCTATCAAGTGCGGCAATGTAGAGAGCCGCCGATGTAGCAAGTATTATGGGTATTGATGTATCCAGTGCTATGGAGGCCGTAGCAGGAGCCGCAAAGGGCAACTTCACTATGATGGATAACCTGGGCGTGGCTATGAATGCTACAACTATTGAGGCTTATGCTATGTCAAAGGGCATAAATAAAGCCTATAAAGAAATGACAAACCAAGAGAAAACAGCGTTAGCGTTGGAGATGTTCTTGGAGAAAACAGCATATGCCGCCGGCAACTACGCCAAAGAAAATGACACTCTGGCAGGCTCGCTAAATACGGCGAAGGCCGCATTCCAAAACTTCCTTGATGGAAGTGGTGGAGTGGAGCAATTGGTTGATGCCTGGGTGAATGCGGGTTAGGTTATCGCTCGCACAACTGCGGAGATGGCACCAACCATTACAGAGGGCATTGTTGAACTTATCAATGGCATTATGCCAATGATACCAGAGTTATTAGGCCAATTACTTCCTACTCTTTTGGAGGGAGTTGTAAATCTAATCAATGGCATCGTGGCAATGGCACCAGATTTAGCCGCAATGCTACTAAACCTACTTCCTTCTCTATTGGATGCCGTTAGCCAAATTATGATGGCTCTATTAGAGGGCATTACTACTACATTCCCAGTAGTTGTTGAAACCATCGCACAAATGCTTCCCGAAATCATCAACAGCATTACGACATTCTTACCTAAATTGATTGCCGCAGGCGTTCTAATGGTTGGTTCTCTATTGGCGGGTATTGCCGCTAATTTGCCAGACATTCTAAACGCAGTTGTTGATATGTTAGATGAAGTTATCAATGCTGTCATTGATAACATTCCTGTTCTATTGGAGGCCGCTATTGAGTTCTTTATGGCAGTTGTAAATGCCATTCCAGAGTTCTTACCTGAACTTATCGCAAAACTCCCAGAGATTGTAGATAAGGTTATGAACTGCCTGGTTGAGAATATTCCAGTAGTGTTAGATGGAGCAATTGAATTATTTATGGCAATCGTAAATGCTATTCCAGAGTTCTTACCAGAACTTGTAGCGGCATTACCTACGATTATCGCAGAAATTATAACCGCAATTATTGATGCTGTTCCCGATTTGTTAGCGGCCGCAATTGAGTTATTCGCAATGATACCTGCCGCTTTATTGGATACAATTCCTAACCTAATCGCCGCTTGTGGTGAGTTCATCGCAAGTATCATTACTAACTTGGTTGATAAAGCCAAAGAAGTTATGAACTTTGATTGGAGCCTTCCAAAGTTGAAATTACCAAGAATAAATGTTGAAGGTTCTTTCAGCCTAAATCCATTGAGTTGGCCCAAGTTCTCACTAACCTGGTTCGCACGAGGCGGCGTATTTGATGAGCCTACACCATTCCCATTCAATAATGGCATTGGTGGATTGGGAGAAGATGGAGCAGAAGCCGTTGTTCCATTAGAGAATAACACTGAATGGTTGGATAGAATAGCAACAATGCTTATTGAGAAGCAAGGCGGCAACCAACCCATTTATCTAACCGTAGATGGTAAGGTATTCGCACAGTTGGCTTGTGATAGTATCAACAGCCTAACCAGACAAAGAGGTTCAATACCTCTAAATATGTATTGATAAGGAGGGACAAGTGATGGCATATTTCAAAATTGGCGATAAAGATTTATCAATGTATGTAAATTAGTTATCAGTAAAGACGAAGCATAAATATATCGCACAAACTAACGCTAATGGTGATAGTGTAGTTGATTATATCAACTCCAAGAGAGAGATAGAAGTGGGCATTATTCCAATTGATGCGGCCGCAATGTTAGTTATTCAGCAGGCAATCGCCGCATTCAACGTTCAAATCTCCTTCCTAAATCCTAACACTAACGCATTAGAAGAAAATGTAAATTGTATCATTCCCTCTAATCAAGTTGAGTATTACACAATTAGAGCAGATAAGACGCAATTCAATAAAATGAAATTGAGTTTTGATGAACTGTAATGGAGGGTTATTATGATTATTGTAGAAAATAGTTTTTTAGAAATGATAAATAACCCATCCCGCACCATAAGAGCAAGGGTTGAACTGTTAGAAGGTTCAGCCCTTCTCAACACTTTCAAGAATACTGATAAATTAGTTAGTTTTACAATTGAGCGTGTTGGTGAAAATAAGTTCTTTGGTTTTGGCGTTTCTCATAAATTGACGCTAAAATTGATTGATTTAGAGCGAGAGTTAGATATCAGCACCGCAAATACTCTTGATGTGGCTTTTGGCGTAAATGAGAATTACTGTTATCCATTCGCCCCATTCAAGGTTAGTGAAGTGCGGAGAGATGAAAATACAAATTAGTTATCAATCACCGCTTATGATGCGTTGTATGCGGCAACCCGATATACAGTAGCAGATTTGAAGTTGAACGCACCCTACACACTACATCAATTCACTGCATCTTGTGCTTCACTTCTGGGCCTGCCATTATAGATTATCGGTGTGAATGATGGCTCTTTTGATTTAGATTTCCCGGATGGAGCAAACTTTGACGGAACAGAGAGCATTAGAGAGGCTCTAAATGATGTGGCAGAGGCTACTCAAACCATTTATTATGTTGATGGTGAATATCGCCTAACTTTCAAGAGATTGGATATTAGCGGCGAGCCAGTAGTAGAGATTACTAAACATAAGTATTTTGATTTAGAGAGCAAAACTAACCGCCGATTGACAGGCGTAGGCAATGCTACCGAATTAGGTGATAATGTAGGTGCGGAACTGGCACAGAGCGGCACTACCCAGTATGTAAGAGATAATGCGTTCTGGGCTCTGCGTGAGGATATCGCTGAACTTGTGAATAAGGCACTGGCCGCAGTTGGTGGGCTAACCATCAACCAATTTGAAACTAACTGGCGAGGTAATTTTTTAGTAGAGATAGGGGATAGGTTAGCCATTGAATAGAAAGATGGCAATTATACTTACTCTTACCTACTGGATGATGTTATTCAATATAATGGTGCTTATCAGCAAACTACAAGATGGAGTTATGCCAATGAGGAAGAGACAGAGGCTAACCCTTCTTCTCTTGGCGATGCGTTGAATAAAACCTTCGCAAGAGTTGATAAAGTAAATAAGCAAATTGATATTGTCGCAAGTGAAAGCAACGCCAATAGAAAGGCAATTAGTAGCCTCCAAATGGATACCGAAAATATCAGATTGAGCGTTCAAAATACCCAAGAGCAAACAAGCAACGCAATCGCAGGCGTAAATAATAGTATCAATGTCCTTACAAGTAAGGTTGAGGCTACAATGTCTGCGGAAGATGTGCGGTTGGAGATTTCAAGCGTGCTTGATAGCGGCGTTGAGAAAATTACCACTTCTACTGGATTTACCTTTGATGAAGAAGGATTGACAGTTAGCAAGAGCGGTAGCGAAATGGAAACTACCATTACCGAGGATGGTATGACAGTATATAAGGATAATCAAGCAGTTCTAACCGCAAATAACGAGGGAGTTGAAGCGATTGATTTACACGCTACAACTTACCTAATCATCGGCAAAAATAGCCGTATTGAAGATTATGGATACAACCGCACTGGTGTATTCTGGATTGGAGGTTGAGAGTAATGGCAAGTGGTTCATTTAGCACAGCATTTACACAATATGATTACGAGTTGATTGTTGAATGGAGTAGCACTACTGATATTAGTGCTAATACTTCTACAATTACTGCTGATATTTACTTATACTGCGTATATACACTACGCACATCCGCACACGATGGCAGTATTCTAACCATCAATGGCGTTGAGTATCCTTTTACTTCTCCAACCATCAATGCGGATGGCGATACAGTTCATTTAGCAACCATTACTTCAAATCCAATTCCGCACAATAGCGACGGTAATAAGAGCGTAAGTATCGTATGTGATTACGCAGTAAATGCCACAATTTCTGGCACTTACCACGGTATCGTCACCGCAAGCAAAACCGTAGCGATGGATTTGATACCACGAGCCGCTACGCTAACTTCTGCGGAGAACTTCAACGATGAAGGCAACCCCTCCATCACATACAATAACCCCGCAGGAAACGCCGCTACGGCTCTACAAGCCGCAATTTACAGTAGCGATGGTTCAACCGCTTATGCGGCTTACCGCAATATTACAAAAACCGCTACATCATACACTTTCAACCTGACAACCGCAGAGAGAAATGCGTTGAGAAACGCAATTCCCAATGCCAAGAGTATGAATGTCCGCTTCTATTTGAAAACCACAATTGGCAGTAATAATTATTACTCCTATATTTCTCAAACTCTAACCATTACAAATGCTAATCCTACGATAAGCCCAACTATCAAGGATACCAATGCTATTACCCTGGCCCTAACAGGCGATGAAAATACCATTGTAAAGTATTTTAGTAATGCGTAGATTACAACAGGAGCGGCCGCAATCAAGGGAGCAACCCTAAGAAGCCAAAAGGCAAGCAACAGCGGCAAATCATTTACTACTGCTTCTGGCACGCTAAACGCAGTTGAAAGTGCGGTGTTCTCATTCACCGCTACGGACAGCCGAGGCAATTCCAGTAGCAAGGATGTAGAAAAGCCATTCATTGATTACATCAAACTTACTGCTAACTTCAAGCCGCAAATTACCGTTGATGGCGTTATCACATTTACTATCAGCGGCAATTACTTCAATGGCTCTTTTGGAGCAGTAAATAATTCTCTAAACTTATATTACCGATATAAGAAGGAGAACGGCAACTACGGGGATTGGGTGGCGTTATCGCCTTCCTCTACCTACGGCGGCACATATTCCGCTAACGTTCAATTTACTCTGCCTGATTTCAACTATAAGGATACTTATACATTCCAAATCAAGGCTAATGATAAATTGATTGATTTGGCAGAGAAAGAATATGTTATTACCGCTCTGCCTGTATTTGATTGGAGCAAGGATGATGTAAAGTTCAATGTTCCAATAAAGTTAGGCAATACACAATTGACAGAAGAGCAACTAATCAGGTTGTTAGCACTAATTTGATGGAGGTTATGATGATGGAGTTATTATTGGCATGGGGCGTGCCCTCTGCCATTACTGGCTTCTTCTTCTGGCTTATCAAGAGAGAAATCAATAAGAACGAAGCCAAGAGAGAAGAAAGGGAGAAGAACACAGAGAAGTTGATGTTGTTGATGATGAATACTTCTCGCTCAACTAATATTTTAGCTGAGGCAACCGCCCGAGCGGTTTAGCGTATCCCTGATGCTAAATGTAATGGTGATATGACAGCCGCCTTGGAATTATCAGCCAAGTATCAAAAAGAAGAAAAAGAGTTCTTATTTGATTAGGGCATCAAGCATATTTTTGAAAATGATTGATGGAGGAAAAGGATATGAGTGATTTAGCAAAGAAGTTAGCAAAGTTATTGAATGTCAAGAGTATCATTAGTATTCTTATGACAGTTGTATTTTGTTGGATTACACTTAGCGGTGCGGTGAGTGCGGAGTTGTTTATCACAATTTACGCTACCGTTATCGCCTTCTACTTCGGCACGCAGACAACCAAAGAAAGCGTTGTAGCAAGTTTGAGTAAAGAAGAATAATTTATAAAAGCCCTTACCGTATATGCGGTGAGGGCTTGTTTTTTTTTACCTGATGCCAGATGTAAGTTATTATTTTCTCGTCAAAAGCGACAATTTTTTTTGAGATATAATAATAACCAAGATTTTCGCAAAAATAAATTGGAAATCTATATGTAGTGCTTGACAAAGACAAAAAGAAACCCTCACCACAAGATATTGTGGTGAGGGAATGTTGAGGCGGCCGCTATTTACGGAAAAAGTAGACAATCAAAAACCTCCCTCCGTAAAGATTTACTAACTTTATAACTCGCTGACACTTCACTTAGCCTCCATTTCCGTCTCTCTTGGAACTTTTGAAGTATTTGTAGAAAATGCTGAAAAAGAAAAAATAATAACCAACATTTTTGAAAAAATAACTTGTGAATAATAACCAATTATGATACAATCGGCTTGAAAAGTTAGGAGGAATGCCAAATGGGTAGAAGAAGAATAACCAAGAGCCCAGAAAATCCTAATATCGCCCGATTGAAACAATTGAAGCGGTTAGAGGGCCATTATGAAGAATGGAAGAATGATTACAGTATTGATTACTGCTTCACTTCTTTCATCGTGTATCATCGTGAAAAGGGAAGTAGCGATGCTACGATTTACAATTACAAGTGCTTTTATCGCCGCTACACTCAATTCCTGGCTGAATGTCTCCAATCTAATCCAAGAGAGCAAACAGTGGAGATATTCAACACAGAGCCTTTCAACCTCGTATTCATAAATTGGTTGAAGGAGCAAGGGTTGAAGCAATCAAGCGTGAATGCGTTCTTACGCAATATGAAGGCATTCGCTAATTGGTGCGTGAGTGAAGGCTACTTGGATTATTTCAAGTTGGATATCAAGAATGTGCCAACCGCAATCAAAGAAGTGTATAGCGTGGCTGAGTTGGAGAAGTTGATGGTGAAGCCGCCCATAACCGATTTTCACCAATACAGAACTTATTGTATAATTAGCCTAATGCTAAACACTGGTGCCAGAAGAAGAACGATTAGCGAGATTAGAATTAGCGATTTAGAGATTGAGGATGGCTACATCAACTTCAATACTACTAAAACGCATAAGGTTGTGCGGCTCGGCCTTGAACGCAAGACAAGGCGAGATTTATACGATTGGCTCAAATACTGGCGATTGGATAAGGGAGCAGAGCCAAATGATTATCTGTTCTGTAATGAGTTCGGCGGCCAATTGAGTTGTAATTCCATTACAGACAGCGTAGCAAAGTATAACAGAGCCAGAGGCGTAGAAAAAACAAGCGTTCATTTATTCCGTCATACTTTCGCCAAAATGTGGATTACAAGCGGCGGCGATATTATCAGCCTCGCAAGAGTTCTTACGCATAGCGAGTTGGAAATGGTTCAGCGTTATTCCAACTTGTATGGTGGCGATATCAAGCGAGAGATTGAAGAGCATTCCGCAATTAGCCAGTTGAAAGTGAAGAGCGGAAAAACCCTGAAAAATCAATAACCCCTAACCCCAACTTCATCGGTTGGGGTTATTTTTTGTTGTAGCAAGCCGTAGGTTAGCCCAGGAGCCGAAAAAGTAGCAATGGTAGTGTAAGTTATCCAGGAGAAAAGGAAAATGGGATGTGCGGCCGCCAGTGG